ATCACCTTCTTGAAAATCTAAAGTGCTTAATTGATTTTGTGTAAAGTGTGGTGTCCTGTCAGGATCAAAGCTTCCAACATTTAATTCAAGTATTCTTACTAATCTATTATAAAGTTGTGGAGAAACTTCATTAGACGCAAAAGGTAATGCTGTTTTGAGTAATCTAGACATTATCTTCTACCATCAGGCTGTATCTCTAGTCTTGTATCTCCTAATCTCCAACCAACTCCATTATTTCCTGAATCACCATCATTAGATTTAATTTTAAAAACCACTTGCCTTCCTCTACCTCTTATATGAGATTGTTTTGTTGTTGGGCCAATAGTGGAAGTTGCTACAGAAGAAAGACTTTCTCCAGGAAAGTTTCTAACTTTAGTTTCTATATTTACATTTGTTGAAGAGTCAGTTGTAAGGAATTTAACATCAGGTATTAATTTTTTTATAAAAGAAAAGTTCTCACCATCTTGTATATCTAAATCTCCTGATTCAATAAACACATTTTGCATTTCGCTACCGTCATCATTAAAACCAATTTCGTGTTGATACAAATAATTATTTGCAGTAGCTTGTGGGTATGCGGAAACTCCAGTATCTAGCCAACAAGTTCTTGTAAGCTGTCCATAATACCAAACCGCTTCTTGATAGTTGTAAATAACATACCTATCGTTTTCTTGAGAAGAGCTGCTTGGATAAAACCAACCAATTTCAGAGTGTTGTTTGTTAGTAAAAGCAAAAGTTTTAAAAGCTTGAGTTGTATTAAAATCTGAAAAAACATAATTTTTTACAGTACAAGGTAACTCACTTACAGATCCTTTATACACATAAAAAGCATCTTTACCCATAAAATAAACACCTTCTGGCCCATTTACACAAGCGTTAGGCCCCATCAATCCAGCAGCTTCATCAATTAGGTTTATAGCAAAAACCAAAGGCGGCCCTATATTTGTCATACTATAAATTGAAGTGTCTGTAAAAATAACAACTTCTTGTCTAGCTTTTATTCCGCCAACAATCTGAGAACCTGATGAAAGTCTTACACTACCTGCGGTATTAGTTGTTCTTGGCTCAAAATCTAATAAATCCTCTGCTGAAGAAAAAGCAACCAACATAGGATCTAAATCTCCTGAACGAACTCCTCCTTCTATAGGATCTGAGCCTAACACTATCAAATGTCTATTGGTTTCAGAAGTCAATACTTGTATGGCTTTAGTGGGTACTAAATTTGCACCTGTTATAGAACTTAACTCTACAGCTCTTGTGTTTGTACCTGTTGACTCATCCCACCTAAATATACCGCCTCCTCTTACAGCCATAACTAAATCTTCTCCATAGTTATCTTGCGACCATATTCTTAATTGGTTAGCAGATGACAGAGGACTAGACGAGCCCCAACCTCCAGCACTCCAAGCACCTGAACCCCAACCTGTACCTTCTACAAAAACATCAAGTCCACTCACAATTTGATAAACAGCATTTGCACTTCCGCTAGTGTTATCAGTATTAGTAGCAGTAACAGCGTTGCCACTTGTATCAACTGCATTTATAAAATATTCATTACCGTTTGTAGTGGATATAGATTGTATTTGATATTCTTGATTTAAAACTGCAGCAGTTATGTTACCGCCCAAGGTACTAGCTCCGCTATAAGTTACAAAGTCTCCAGGATTGGCACCATGTCCAGAATCAGTTACTTTTATTGAGCTAGAACCATTAAGCACTTTTGTAAAGCCAACGCTACCTGATACTGTTTTTCTTATAGGAGTTATATCGTTAAAAGTAGCACCTGATTGTATATAAAATTTAAGATGAGTCCCTAAACCTAAATATCTTGTGCCATCTAAAGCAATCCAATTAAATATTGATCTAGCAGTACCTTTAAAAGTTTCAGCTATGAGTTTAGCCCAACCCCCAAATTTTTCAGGTAGTCCCATCCTAAATCTAACTAAATTACAATCAAACCAACCTCCTTCATTAGAATAAGAAGTACCTTCTCTATCAATACCAGGTTTGAATTTATATTTAATTAAAGCCATTTTTTATTTCATCAAGAGCATTATGTAAACTTTCTTTTGAATTTATATTTTTCATAAGAGAGTCTTTAAAAGTTATTTTTGTTCTTTTGCCATCCTTAAAAATTTTAAATATTATTGTATTGTATTCCAAACAATAAAAAGCATAAAGGTCAACCATACCTTTTTTATAGTCTCTAATCTTCGTATTAGCTCCCCTACGCATGTCAAAGCACCAATTAACTCTTTTATGAGTTTTATGGCACATTTTCTTTATAGAAGAAGTTTTTACTTGACACTTGTACATAATGTCATTTATTTCAAATATTATGTCAGCATGACTACCATGTGGTAAAACATGAACGGTATCGCTTTCTAGACTTAAAAAACTAGCTACAGCGTATTCGCCTGATCTTCCAATGCGTTCTGTTTGGCGTGTCATCAAAAAGGGTATTCATCAGACTCCATCATTTTTGAAAGCCTAACAGCTCTTTGACCTACTTGGCCAGCCCATCTGCTGTTTAACATTTCTTCTGCGGCTTTAGTAAAATTTTTGTTTTTAATATGCTCAAGTGTCTTTTCAAATTTAAACAATCTGTTCCCCATATTAAAATACATATCAATTAAAACAGTTTTTCTTACTTCTGATAGTTCTGAAAAAAAATCTAATTTATTTTGTAAAACATTTACAGATTTATTTACATCATTTTTAAGTAAATATTCTGCTTCCTCTTCTGTAATACCTCCGCCTAGTTTTTTATCTATGAGTCTGCCAAAACCAATAGTTTTGTAGCCTTCACTACAATCGTAACAATGACTAACAAAGCCTTCGTGAAGCTTTAGCAGATTTAAAAGTTCTTGCATTAAAAAAAGATAATTTTTGTTAGAAATCCTGTAATTCCCAAAAATATAGTCAAGGAAAAAATTAAACTGTTTCTTATCAATTTGTTTAAAGACATTATGCCATTTTCAATATTTTCCAATCTTCTCCAATTTTCTCGCCAACGCTGTTCACAAGCAGCTTCATGTGCTGAAAGCCTTTTGTCAACTTCATTTACTGTAGATCTTGACATTAAAAATAATTCCTTAAATAATTTTTTAAATTATTCCAACATTCTACTGCTTTCTTATCAACATGCCTATTAATGTCTGGTCGTACTATTTTAAGTAAAATTTTTCCTGATATTAAAGTTAAAATTGTCCAAAATATAATTTCCATATTTACCTCCTAAACAAATGTTAATGTATGAGTTGGTATTACGCCAGCGTTACTATATATTCCACCACCAGTTTTTCCCATAGCTTGACCATAAGTATTACTCCAACGTATATAAACTATGGAATCTGCATATATGGAAGAAATAGTAGCATTACTTAAATAGTAACTTCTTGCTGGCCCATAGGTACCAGTAGAAGGATCGGCAGCAGCAGTTCTGTTGACATCAATTCTTGAAAAATTCATGTTATTAGGATCAGTAGTTATTTTTGATCCGTCATTTGTTTGAAACATAATATCTAAACCTCCTCCTTCGTAAGCACCTATACCATCCGAGCCCCCTCCGTTGGCAGGAAAATTATAAAAGGAAATATTAGTGCCAAAGTTTAATCCTCCATTAGGATTACTGAGAGTACCACCAGTACCACCGCCTGAATACCCATAAAAATCTGGCCCGCCATAACCACTCAAGTTTGATCCTGCTGATTTAGTTACTATTCTGTTTGAAGCTGAGGTAGGAATATTTATTGGATATTCTGATTGTGCTCCGTAAAAATTATTTATGTCAATACTAGATCCAGAAACAGTGCTAATAGTTTTACCAGCAGCAGGAGTTAAAGCTCTAATGTCAGTATCATTTAAACTACAAAATGTTCCAGAGACAGAGCTTCCAGCAGCTTCTATATGTATAGCGTTCAAACCTAAAGTACCGCTAGTTGGTAGAGCCATTTTTTAAGTCCTCAACTTCTTTACTTAAATCTTTGATAGCTTCTATTAAAAGCCCTACTGTATTGGCATACTTCATAGATTTTACTGTGCCAAGTTCTTTGTCTTCATGCTCATTCACTAATTCTGGTACTACTCTTTCTACTTCGTTAGCCACTACTCCTATCTCTTTTGATTTATTTTCTTTTCTAGTAAAGTGTACGCCTCTTAATTTTTTTACTTTATCTAAAGCATTTTCAATTTGATATATGTCCTCTTTGAGAGCTAAATCAGAATATGCACTAACATTACCATCAGCAGTAAAATTACCTGAGTTGTCTAATGTGGCTCTTTCTGTTGAGCCTACATAAAACTCTATGTGGTCAGTTTCATTTTTAATTCCTGTTGCACTTGCTCCTCTTCTTACTTCGTTAACATTTTGTAAAGTTAAATTACTATCAGATGAAGAATAAGCGTTGTTTAATTGTGTTTGTGCATTAGATGAAAGCGTATTGATGTATTGAAACTCTGCACTTGTTACTGAGCCATCAGCTATTTTTGTAGCGTCTATTTGAGCAGTAGCTTTTATGTCAGCATTTACAATATTAGTAATAGTGTTGCTGTCAGAGTCTATAGTTTTGTTAGTCAACGTGTCTGTACTAGAGGCTGTAACAAAAGCACCTCCGTTAAAAGTTGCACTAGCACCTAAATCTATTTTTTCAAAAAGATCATGTACTACTGCACCCGAACCACCTCCATCTAAACCACAACCTTTGGTTTTACCGTTAGCTATAGTTACACTTGCTCCTGATCCCTGTGAAATCGATATAGATTGACCGCCTGATGTAGCATTTTCTATAAAAATTACTTTAGATACTGTATTTGGTAATATTGTTAAAGTTCTTGTTGCATCTAAAGTGGCACTTGAAGTAACTTTTAAATAAAAAGCTCTACGTTTATCTGACTGACCATTTTGTATAGTTACTTCTTTATTAGCGTTTGCGTCAAAAGTAGCCTCTGTTTGATAAGAGAAAGCCTCTGCAATCAAGCTTAAATTTGTATTTGTCGTAGTACCCCAAGAACCAATTTGTTCTCCTGTACCCATTTCCTCCAATCTTAAATCATTTTCATATGAACTAGCCATTTTTAACCTCTGTTAAATTATAGTTAAATTATTGTTTTTAAGCTACTTCTTCCCAAGAAGGTGTTTCTGAATCATTTACGTCTGACCAACTAGGCGTTTGAGTGCTAGTATTTTGACTAAAATTGGAACTTTGATTTTCACTTGCACCTGACCAACTAGGAGTTTGAGTATTGTTAGTTTGGTTAAAATTAGAGCTTTGACTCTGATCTACATCTGACCAAACTAATACTGTACCTACAGAACCAATAGATTGCACTCCAGCTATACTTGCATTAGCTTTACCTATAAATGTTGTAGTTCCTAAAGATCCTGTAGAATTAACTCCTGTTAAGGATATGTTATTAGATGATTTTTGCACTACTGTTCCTAAAGAACTTGAAAGGGCTAATCCGTTTAATAAAATTGAAACGCTAATTGATGCTGTTGGCGTACCTAATGATGTTGTACCAATTTGACCTGATACGTTTATATTGTTTACGCCTTTTGGTATTACAGTTCCTAAATTTGCAGTAGCTACTAAAGTAGTCGGAGTAACATTAGATTTAGATATAGTACCAACGCTACCTAAAGCAGATTCCCCTTCATCAGCCAAAGGTATTGAAACATTTGCATTTGCTGTAATGCTTACGCTTACTGATCCAACATTTGCTGAAACGCTTGGTAAAATTGCTACAACACTACCATTTACCCCTAAACCAGAAACAGAAGCTGTTAATGCCGATAAAGGTTCATCAGGATTATTTCCATAATTACTAACTATGGCATTTGCAGTAAGTCCTGGACTGCCTAATGCTGATGTACCTACTTGACCAGAAAGAGTAACACTTGCTCCAGCAGCAACAGTAGCTGTACCTAAAGCAGAAGTTCCTACTTGACCTGTAGGGTTTATGTGAGCTAAACAAACAAAAGTAGTTGTTCCTAAATTTGAATTTGCTGCTAGTCCACTAACAGAAACATTAACAGCACCACCTGTAACTCCAAGAGCTGAAAAAGGGGCTTCTGCAATAGCGACATTACCAAACATAATTAATTATAAAACTTTTTGTTAAATTCTTTTCTCAATTTTTTTTCTTCTTTAATTTTTTTGTAAAACTTTTTATCTGCTTTACTTGTATCTAACTTATAACCAGTCATTTTGATCTGTAGGGTAACGCAAATATCCTTTTACTTGAGTTATTTCTAAAGTTTTTTTGTCATAAACAAATCCGTAAATCCATACAAAATCATCTTCTCTGCTTTCTGGTATAGGAAAATTTAATCCCTTCTTTTCACAAAACTCTTTCATAATTTCTTTTGTAGTTACAAAAAAAACATCATATTGGTCTGCTTCTGTACCATCTTCATTAAATATTTTTGCAAAAAAGAAAGTTGTTGGTGCGTAAATAGGAACTTCTGGCCTTGGTATAAAAGTATTAGGATATTTTTGATAATTGCTAGTGTGTTCGGTATCTTTAATAACTAATTTAAATTGTTTTTTAGCTGTTACAGTATTGTATTTTATAGAGTGCCAAACATGATAGTCATACCCAACATCAGGTACTTTAAATTCATCTAATAATTCTTGTGAAGGTAAATTATAAACATTGTACCAACTATAAGTTTTTTCATGTGTGTATGGTGGTCTTAAAGGAGCCTCTTCGTGAGCTGTGTAAGTACCAATAATATTAAATCTATTG